AGCCAATAACAGCCAGTTCAGTCCAAATATACAAATCCATAAAACATTGATTTTATGAATTGAAGAACTAACAGAGAACAGTGATGAGTCAATATGAAAATGACTTCCGAATAATTTCACAAGTCACTTTTAATGAGTATATTTGCGATTAAAACTTAAATATTAATATGTATGGGAAGGATATTTTTATCACATAGCAGTAAACAAAAAGGATATGTAGAGGTTGTTGCTCGTAATTTGGGTAAACAAAGAGTTGTTTATGATGCATGGACATTTGAAGAAGGGAACAAAACTCTAGAAGAAATCTATAAAGGAATTGATGTTACAGGCTTATTTGTTTTTTTTATATCACAAGAATCGTTAAATAGCGATTGGGTAAAGAAAGAAATTTTGAAAGCAGAAGAATATATAAAAAACGGAAAAATAAAACAGTTCTTACCTGTGATAATAGATGAAAGAATAAAACACTCAGATCCTCTAATTCCAGATTGGATGAAAGACGATTATAATTTAAGATATGTTTCAAAACCAACAAAAGTTGTTGATTTAATAAAACAGAAACAAAGGCTTATTTCATGGGACTTATTCCCTAATAAGAAAGATTTAGACCAGTTGTTTATTGGAAGAACAGAGCAACTTAAACAATTTCAAACAAGAATTTATGATATAGATATACCATATCCTAATTGTATAACAGTTAGTGGTTTGAATGCTATTGGAAGAAGAAAGTTTCTTAAACATTCTCTTATAAATTCTAACACGATTAGAGCAGAATATGTTTCTCCAATAATAACATTGGATTACCGATGTTCTATCGAAGATTTCATTATACGCATTTATGGATTAGGATATTCTCAAATGGATTCCTCCGAAGTGACAGATTTATTAAGAAGAACCATAGACGAAAAAATAAATATTGCAACAAAGTTGCTGAGAGAAATAGAAAGCAGCGATAATATATTATTCATAGAGGATAATAACGCTATAGTTGCGAGAGACGGGAATATCCCTGACTGGTTTATTCAAATTGTTGAAAACATTTCGGATAGCCCTAATATTCTTCTTTGTTTAATAAGTTTATCAAAAGTAAGAGCACAGTACTCAATTAAAAATAGAAATCTATTTTGTTTAGAAATACCAGAATTAGAAAAAGCGGAACGAATTGGACTTTTTACATCTTTACTTAAAATAGAAGGAAGAGAATTAAATAGAAGAGATCTAGTGGTAATTTCAGATCAATTTAAAGGATTTCCTGAGCAAATATTTTACACGGTTGAACTGCTTAGAAGTGAAGGTGTACAATCTATTTTATCGAATTTACATTTAATAATTGAGTACAACACAGAGAAAGTTTCCAGGCTAATAAAACAATATGAAGGTAATATGCTAGGAATGCAATTATTGAAAATATTGTCGGAATATGAATTTATTAGTTTGGAAATGTTAAATAAAATTTTTGGAGAAGATTTTGAAGATGCGAAAATAATTATTTCTCAATTATCTTATGAATCTATTATTGAATATTTGGGGAGTGTAAAAGAAAATCTAAGACTAAATGATGCAATAAGAGACTATATTCAACGTTCATCCTATAAAATGGATGATAAATACAAAAATAATCTCAAGAATCATGTTAGAGAAAATATTCAAAATTATGCAGAAGATTTAGATCGAGACATCTCGGATTATGTAATATCTGCTAAAGAAGCTTTGAAACAGGGTATAGATGTTCCTGCGGAGTTTTTAATACCATCTCATTTTGTGAATGCAATGAGAGAATTATACAATTACGAAAGGCGACTTGATGAAGTTATTTTATTAGCAAATAGAGTTTTAAAAAATTCAGACTATATAGATGAAAGAATTCTTCGAGAAATTCGATATTGGCTATGTTTGTCATTAGCAAGAAAAAGAGACGAACGATTTCTTTCTGAGGTTCAAAAAATTTCAGGAGTGGACCATAATTTCCTCTTAGGTTTTTATTACAGGTTGACGGGACGCTTTGATGATGCGCTAACTCGATTAAATTTAGTTTTAAAAGAAGCTCCTAATTATTACAGAGCGAAAAGAGAACTAATTCAGGTTTATTTAAATAAGGAAGAATTTGACCTCGCTTTTGATTTAGCAGAAGAAACATACTTATTAGACAAGAATAATCCATATAATATACAAAGCTATTTTAGATGTTTACTCAAGTTAGAAGGGAAAACTGCTAAATCTATTCTTGAAAGATTACTCGAAGACCTCAAAAGTAATATAAATCCTAAAGCTGACGAAATGTATAGGACTTCATTGACTCAATTTTATGCTCAGATTGAAAATGATGAAGCAAAAGCTCTAAATACGGTCAATGATACAATTATTTTGTATCCTAAGAAGATATATCCATATTTAACAAAATTGGAAATATTGAATCATTCAGGAGATTTAGATGAAATTGAAAAAATTCTTTTACTAATAGAAGAGCGATTTGATAAAACATCTGAGATATGGCGAAAACTTCAATATTTATTAGCGAAATGTATAATATTAAAGTCAAAAGGTAAAATAACAGAAGCTAAACAGATTCTTGATTCTGATATAAAAAAGAATTTTTCTCAATACATATATCAAAAATGTGAATCTGAGCTATCTTTAAGCAGAATGTGAAATATATTACAAAGAGGACGTGTCCTATGCATGTCCTCTTTGTCTAATATCAATTTAATTCATATTTCCCTTCAATCCGTTCCGCAAGGTTTATCATATCCTCATTGATTTTGGTACGGGTTATGTCCGCATAGATTTGAGTAGTGGAAATGCTTCGATGTCCCAATGTTTGACTAATCGTCTCTATTGGTACGCCCATTGATATACAGAGGGTTGCGTAGCTATGCCGTGCCATATGATAGGTCACTCGCTTGTCAATATTGGCTGCTTTAGCTATCTTTTTCAACTGAATATCAGCGTTTGTTATTGTGCATAATCTAAATACCCTTCCACCAAAACCAGCAAAAGCAGTGTCCCTGTATTTTTCGATAAGGCGCAGTGGAATATCAAGCAGTGGAATATGAGAAACACTGCCAGTTTTTTGGCGATTTAAGACAATCCACTGCTTACCATCTTCTTGACGTACAATATTATCATGTCGTAAATTCTTTAAATCCACATAGGCAAGACCCGTGAAGGTCGAAAATAAAAACATATCACGGATAAAATTGGCACTCTCACGTTTCATCTCTACTTGTATCATTCGTTCTATCTCATCCATTGAGAGCCATTTCCGTGTAATGGTTATCCGCTGTGGACGATAACCAAAGAACGGATCTTGATACATCAACCCCTTGTTTAAGGCTCGCACTACAATTTTGCGTAATGGTTTTATGGTATTGTTGGTTGTACTTGGGCTAAATTGTAGGTTGATTTTCAGATAATAAACATACGACTCTATGAAATCGAAATCAACTTGGGTAAAGGGAATGTCCGTTACTCCGTATTTGTATTGCAGGAACTCTTTCAAATGATGATAAGCACGTTTAAGATGCATATAGGTGGTTTCCACTATCAAAATGCCGATAGACTGCCGTTTCTCCTCAACTAAGGCTGCAAACTCCTGTATCAGGCTGTTTTGCCTAATTCCAATCCCTTTAATGGCGTTTTTCAGTATTTCAGCAGTAATGTAACTCTTATTTTCCAGTAAGGTTTTATAGTGTCGGACAAGTTCAGCCCGATAGTTTTCTATCTGTTTGTTGATAATTGTTTCTTCCTTTGACTTGCCTGTGGCTATTCCCTGTTTGGCATCCCATTGTTCGGGAGATAGTTCTAAACCTGTACTGAAAGCCGAACTTTTTCCGTCCACGCTGATACGCCCCATGACAGGACAATTACCTGATTTCTTCCGTTTACTGGTATTGAGGTAAAAGAGTATAGCGAAAGTGCTTCTATTGTTTTGCATAATGTATTTTTATTCAGATTGTTAATAGTTAAATTTGGCGGCAAGGCGTGCAGATAGTTGCTGCATATCATTGCCTATTTTCTCATTATTAAGTCGTGCATAGCGTTGGGTAGTCTGAATGTGTTTATGTCCCAACATTCGGCTGACACTCTCAATAGGAACGCCTTGTGATAGACAAATTTGAGAAGCAAACGTGTATCTTGCAACATGGTAGGATAATACCCGATTGATACCGCAGTTTCTTGCAATTCGTTTCAGACCGACATTGACCTGCCCTAAGCTCATGTGCGGAAATACTCTTCCATCGGGGGCAAGCCCTTTGTAATACTCCATGATTTGAATAGGAATGTTCAATAGTTTTACATTAAATTCTGTTTGTGATTTTTGCCTGTTAGCTGAAATCCACAAACTACCATCATCTTCGGTAATAATATCTTTCCAAGAGAGTTTATGCAAGTCTGCATAAGCCAAACCGGTAAAGGTCGAAAACAGAAATATATCACGGATAAACCGCTGTGTACCTGATTTAAGGGGAGTTTTCATAAGCAAGTCCAGTTCTTCATTGGTGATCGACTTGTTTTTAAGCTCCGTTTTCTCAAACTCGAAACCGTCAAAAGGTGGACGGGTGATAATTCTACGATGCAACGCCAAACGTATCATCTTGTTTAACAGAACAATCCTTGCCTTAACCGTTCTCGGCTTCATCTTACGTTTTACCCGAAAAAAGAAATTCAACGCTTCAATGAAAGGTAAATCTAACTCGGTCAGGGGAATATCCTCTACATGGTATTCTTCCCGAAGAAATTGTTTAAGCTGTTTGTTAAGGACTTCATACTGCTTGTAAGTGGATTGTGCCCTGTCAGTACCTATTCTCCCTTTGAAATCTTCCATCATTTCACCGAACAGGATAAGTAGTGTTTTTTGTGCGGTGGCAATTCCTTGAAAGGCGTTCTTCACTTCGATAGCGGTCACTTTTCCTGTTCGCTTTAAAATGTCCTTGTAATGCGCATGTATGGAGAGATTAATTTTATTAATCTCTCTGTTGAGTTCAATGGCTACACGACTTTTGCCGATTGCCCGACCTGATTTTACACTCCAAAGCCGTTCTTCGATTTTCAGTTTTGAACCGAATTGTGCGATGGTGTTGCCAATGATGATTTTCCCGACAATCGGAAAAACGGCATCGGGATTTGTTTCTGTTCTCTCCGTGTTACCCTCTCGTTTGAGGTAAAAGGAGACTTTAAGTTCGTTGTTCATAACGCTCACATTTTTAGTTCGTAAAATTACTTTCTTTGTGAGTTATTTGAACAATGTAAACCACAGACAAACAGTGCTATAACCAGACGTTTAAGGTCATTGTTTTGCTGTGTTTTTCGCTTGTCTGAATGGGTAACGGATAAGAAGCGGAAAGTATGCACTAATTTGCTTTTTCCTGCAATTTCACTATCGGACACCCAACGACACTAAAAGACATACATTTCTATTTATCAGCCAATTA